GAACGGAGGAACCGTAGTCACCGATACTGCGACGAGCGGGCTGGCAACTGCTGACACGATGTTTATTGGACATTATAGCAATACAAACCAACTAAACGGCCACATCCGCCAGATCACCTACATCCCGAGAAGGCTTGGAAATTCTGAGCTCCAGCAAAGGACAGCATAATGGGCAACGACCTGATGTACCGCGCCACCGACGAGGCCACATGGGACGCATGGGCTGCTATCGTGAGCCTCACCTATGATGATCGTCCCAACGGCTGCTACATTGACGAAATCGGTCCCGTGGTTGTTACTCCGGCTGTTATTGGCCCCGATGGCGAGATCATCACGCCCGCCGTCATGGACAACCGCTACCATGTCAACGTGCGCCTGATCCAGATCGCAGGGCCGCTTCCTGATCCGCTGCCAGAAGACTACGTGCCGCAGGGCCACGATCCGGCTGTGCTGGCCCAAGGTGGACCCGGCGTTGAGTGGATTGATCCGGTGACTGTCAACAATCCCCGGCGCATCTGGGCTGGTGGGATGAATTACTACATGCCAATCGCATCGGAGCAATCAAATGAAGGTTAAACTCATCCGCCAGTTCTCTTGTGCGCCGGAAGGCCACACGGTTGTGCGATTCGATGCTGGCTCGATCCTCGAAGGCAACCTTGCCGTCTTGGCGATAGAGGAAGGTGCTGCTATTGAAGTGGCAGAGATGCCGCCGCTCGAAACCAAGATCGAGACGCCAAAGAAGAAAGCCAGGAAAGGTTAATCCATGAGCCTTCGCGCCGCCGTTCCGCTTTATCAGTTCCGGGGTTCTGTTCTTACTTCTGCCCCCGCATCCGAGCCGGTGACGGCTGCGGAACTCCGCACGCATCTTCGCACTGACTCGACGGAACTCCCTGACGCGGAGGCGAATACGCTCATCACGGATGCCAGAACCGAGATCGAGAACATGACCGGCCTTGCGTTCATCACGCAGTCGTGGCGGCTCTCGCTTGATCGTTGGCCCGCTGGTGGCGAAGCATGGTGGGATGGCGTGCGTGAGATGTCGATCACCGAACTCTATCGCACTAGCACTATTCAAAGCCTTGCCATCCCGCGTTGGCCTCTTCAGTCGATCACATCGGTAACAGTCTACGACGAGGACAGCAATGCAACGGCAATCACGGTTGCCAACGTCTTCGACATTGACATCTACCAGACGCCTGGAAGGTTGACACTCAAGCGAGGCCAGACTTGGCCCGTTGCTCTGCGTGCTAATGACGCCATCCAGATTATCTATGTGTCTGGATTCGCCAATGCAGCAGCAGTGCCGTCTCCGATGAAGCGCGCCGTCAAGCAGCTTGCGGCTTTCCTCTATAGCAACCGTGGCGATGACTGCGATGCAAGTGATGCCTATGACGCATCCGGTGCTTCAGTAATCATGGCTCAATATAAGGCATTGAAGATATGACCTATCCCAGCAGTCTCGACATTGCGCGCGGGCTGGCTTCGGGTTGTCGGTCATTCAATAAGTTCGGGCGCAATATTGCCATCGGTTCTAACTTTACGCCTGTCACACGTTCCGGCTTCTATCGCACGCCCCAAGCGAACGCAGCGGTTAGTCTCCGCATCAAGGCAGGTGGCAATGCCAACGACACGGCCAACGGTTCCGGCGGCAGAGAGGTCACGCTTGTAGGGATCGATGCCAATGGCAACCAGCAAGTCGAGGCGCTTGCCACTGCTGGGGCTTCAGCTAGTGCAGCCACGACCACATCATTCATCCGGTTGTTCGATGCCTATGTCTCGAAGTCTGGCACCTATGCGACCCAATCCGCCGGATCACATGCCTCTACAATCGTGATTGAGAGGTCTACAGGCGGCGAGGATTGGGCAACCATTGCGGATGGCGCACTAGGCCGTGGCAAGACCGAGATGGCGGTTTACACAACCCCGCGTGACCGAAGCGCCGCACTTCGCAACGTGATCATTTCGAGCGATGCCGACAAGAAGGCGAACATCGTCCTGTACAAACGCGAGAACATCCTTGAGACGGCGGCACCATATACCTCGCTGCTGCTCGTCACCGAGTATCCGCAAAGCGCAGGACTGTTTGACGTTGTTTTCGATCCGCCGCTGTACTTCCCGCCATTGTGCGACTTCGGCTTTCTTGCCAACGTATCGGCTAGCACCGTTGACGTTTCCGTGAACATGGACATCGTGGAGTTCATTAGTCGATGATCAAATGTTGCGACATGAATTCCGGCAAGCTGAAAGAGCCGGTGACGTTCCAGCGCCGCACCTTGACCAGCGACGGAGCAGGAGGCCAGACGGAATCATGGGCCACCGTTTCCGGCGCACCGACTCGCGCCTACGTAGTGCCGGTTGGCGGCTCGGAGCGATTTGCCCATGATCGCACCGAAGCAACCGTTCGGTTGCGTCTTGTGGTGCGCTACACCTCCGCGTTGCTGGATTCAGACCGCGTGCAGATCAGGAACAAGATTCACAACATCCGGTTCCTCGATAACATGGAGTTCGCCAACAAGTGGCTTCAGATCGACGTTGATGGCGGGGTCGCGGCGTGACGGATGTCAAGGTAGAGATCAAGGGGCTGAAAGAGGTCAACGCGGCCTTGCAAGCCTATGGGAAGGACCTTGGCAACAATCTAGAGCTGATTGTCAAAGCAACCGCACAAAACGCTCTTAGAGACGTTAGAAACGCTATTGAGAATCCGCCGAAAACAGGTCGGGTTTATTACAAGGGAAAAAACAGAGACATCAAGCATCAGGCGTCAAAAGAAGGCGAAGCCCCGGCCACTGATGGAGGCGCTTTGCTGACATCAACCTACATTGAAAACCGAGGCAAATATGGACGCGCAATCGGAAGCCGGTTGCCATACGCCTATCACCTTGAGTTCGGCACCTTCAAGATGGGCAAACGTCCTGCATGGATACCTGCTGTTGAACGGGCGATCCCACGGATGCTAGAATTGGTTAACATTGCAATCGCCAAGGCCAAGGCACGCGCGGAGAAGACAACAAAATGAAATCCGATGATCTTCAGACGGCAGTCTATAACCGGCTTAACGATAGCGCCGTCACCAGCCTTCTCAGCACCTACTATAGCCCGCTCGTGGCGATTTTTACCGATGTCCCCCAAGCGGCTGATAGTGAGTTGGAATCGGCCTTCCCGTTCATCACTATCGGGGCTGACACAATCAATCCGTTCGACAGCAAGGATGATCTCGGTGGATCGGCCATCGTTCAGATTGACGTATGGGACCGTGCCGCATCGATGCTCGATCTGAAGACCGTAGTTGATGCCGTGGATGGCCGGATGCGCCGACAGCCGCTTTCCATCGCGGGAGTCACGCACATCACCACCGAACTCGATAGTTGCAATTTCTCGCGCGATCCTGATGGCAAGACCAAGCGCGGCCTCATCTTGTACCGTGTATTGTGGATTGCATAGTTTCCGTGATATAATCACGGCCAAAGAAGAGGTTCTTGCATGGCTATTTCTGGCCGATCAGTTCGCATAAGCCGCAACGGCTCCAACATCGTGGGCGCTCGTGCTGACAGCGTAACGATCAATAATGAGCCACTCGACATCACGGACAAGGACAATCTTGGCTGGCGGACCATGCTGGCAGATGTCGGCTTGCGCTCCGTTTCTTGCGAGATCGAAGGCGTGCTCAAGGATACCGTCCTCTTAGCGGATTCCGTCGGCACCGCCACTACGGCGCTCCTCAAGGAGTGCGTTGTTACGATCAGCGGCATCGGCACCTTGACCGGCGATTTCATGCTCCAGGGTCTCCAGATCGGCGCGGAACAGGCTGATGTCGTGACATTCACCGCCACCCTTGAGAGCGGCGAGAACATGACGGCCACCATTGGCCCCTACAATACCGTTCTCCCCGCGATCACCGGAACGCTCTCCGGAACCAACGTTCAGACCACCACGAACGGCACATGGGCTGGCGATGCCACGATCACGTTCGCCCGTCAGTGGCAGCGTGGCAATGCTGCCGATCCCAATGATCCGTCATGGTCCAACATCGCATCTGCAACCGGCCTCACATACACACTGACAGGCTCCGACACCGGAAAGTATATCCGGTGCCGTGTAACCGCCACCAATAGCGTAGGGTCTACGGTGGCCTTCTCTAACATCCGTGGACCCGTGACCTAAAGAAAGGAACTGAAACATGCCCGCAATCGCTGGACGCAAAGTCCGTATCAAGCGCGGCTCGACTGCCGTGGCTGGCGCTCGTGCCGATAGCTTCACCATCAACAACGAGCCGATTGACATCACCGAAAAGGATGATGCTGGTTGGCGCAAGTATCTTGCCGATGTCGGTGTTCGCTCCATCGATGCCGAAGTCGAAGGCATCCTTGAGGATACCACCTTCCTGGCGCTTGCCGTTGGCACCGCCTCGGCGCTGCTTGAGTCCTACACCATTGAACTGCTCGGCCTCGGATCGTTCACCGGCAATTTCTTCCTTGCCAGCTTCGCTGTCACTGGCGAACAGGCAGATGCCACGACCTTCACGGCCTCGATCCAGTCCTCTGGCACGATTACGTTCACGGCCTCGTAATCATGGCAATCTTCCGCGAGCTAACAATCAAGTGGAAGGGTGAAGAATATCGCTTCGTCCCTTCCATGAAGCTGATGCGATCCATTGAGATGGGCGACATATCCTTCACGGACATTGCCGTTCGCACAAGTCAAGGTCGCCCGCCTGTCAGCCACATCGCTTTCGTTCTCTCCAAGATGTTGCAGTCGGCAGGAGCCAAGGTCACGGACGAACAAGTCTATGAGGAACTTGTCACGGGCGATCAGGAGAGCATCACGTCCTTGATCAGCCTTGTGCTCACATCGTTCTCTCCGACTGAGGACAAGTCAAAAAATCAAGACGCCCAGACCGAAAGCCAGTCGAAGGCGAGGGCGAAGATTATGGAGAGTATGGAGAACTAGACTGGAACGGGATGTATCTATGGGCGAGGGAATGGGGAATTCAGCCTAGCGAGTTCTGGGAGATGACCATTCCCGAGTGGTGGTTGGAATACGAGTTGAAGAAACCGAAAGAGCCAGGCGAAACATACGCCGGGAAACTGACTAGGGCCGATGTAGAGGAACTAAAGGAACTGTTGCATGGCTCAAGTTAGCGGAATCGAAGTCAACATAACCGGCAATTCGTCTGGCCTTGATCGAGCACTAGGCAAGGCTGAAAGTTCATTAACCAGGTTTGCGAAGGGCGCTGCGGCTGGGATAGCCGGGGCACTTTCCGCTGGTGTTTTCGTTGCAGCTGGGAAGGCGGCAATTGATTTCGCCGATGCCGTGGGCAAATCTGCTCAAAAAGTTGGCTCTACAACCAAGGCATTGTCTGAACTTTCTTATGCGGCGAAACTTTCCGATCTGACATTCACCGATCTTGAAACAGGAATGCGGTTCCTGTCCAAGAGCATGGTCACGAATGCTGATCTGTTTAATCAACTCGGCGTAGCCATCCAGAATTCTGATGGCTCACTGCGTAGCACAGACCAAGTTCTTATGGACTTGGCCGACCGCTTTGCGTCAATCCCAGACGGAGCACAAAAGACAGCCCTAGCAATGGAGTTGTTGGGACGTTCCGGTGCATCAATGATCCCGATGCTCAACGCCGGATCGAATGGCCTCGAGCAAATGAGGCAGCGGGCAATCGATCTTGGGATTTCTATTTCAGAAGACACTGCCAAAAGGGCGGAACAGTTTAACGATACGATCAGCGATCTTGGAGCTGTAGGCCAAGGGGCAATGATCAAGCTGGCCTCTGCTACGCTTCCTCTAGCACAAGCATTCTTGAACGTGTCGGTTGCCGGTGCCGAAGCGATGATAAAGCTCGGCGGTACAATTCAAGAGATTGCGCCTTATGCAGTGATTGCTGTTGCTGCAATCGCAGGGTTCTATGCTCCCGCTGTTCTGACCGGATTAGCAGCTACGGCAGGTGGACTGATTGCTATATCCAATGCCATCAAGTCAATCACGCTTGCAATGCTTGCGAATCCGATTGGGCTTATAGTCGGTGCGTTGGCAGGTGCTTCTGTCGCAGCCTTTGTGTTCCGCGATGACATCAAGTCAGCGATTGGCGTTGATGTGGTTGGCACCATAAAAGATTCGGTTAACTTCATCATAAGGGCATTCGTAAACCTTGGAGCATATGTTCAAAATCTAGGGAATATGGTTGCAGCTGCTCTTGTAGGTATTACCAACTCTACAATTCGCGCAATCAACACAATGGTTAATGGAGCAATTAAATCTCTGAACACAGTAGTAGATTTGGCGAATAGCCTTTCTGACTACACAGGGATGAAATTTGAGCCATTTGATCCTGTGTCAATATCTGAATATGAAAACAAGTTTGCAGACAACATCAAAAGCATCAATGAACTGATGGCTGATATGGGAGCGCGAGCTGGTACTGATTATATAGGCTCGTTCTCAACAGCAGTCGGCAATGCCATGCCGAAAATCAAGGAAACTCTTTTCGGCACAGATAGCGGCGGCGGTGGCGCTAACATAAAAACCGAAGAGGAAAATAAAAACAAGGATGTCGTTCCTGGCGTTTCGCCATCGCAAGAGGTGGACGCATTCTATATGGCTAGGCTTGAATCAATCCGCGAAGGATTTAAGTCTGAGCGGGAAATTCTTGAAGCCGAATATGCGGCAGATATGGAATTGCTGCGAGCGCACCTGACTGGCAAAGATGATCTTGACGCAGAGTTCAAGGAACTCATGCGGCAGCGTGCGGAGCAACATTCTGCTGATCTACACAACATTCGATTGATGCAGGTCAAAGATGACCTTACAAGTGTTCAAGATGGTTTTGCATCACTTCAAGCGGCAGCTCAAGCTGGCGGAAAAAAGTTCCTTAAAGTATCCAAAGCCATGGGGGCAGCACAGGCCATTGTTTCCACAATTGTAGCAGCCGTTGACGCAATGAAGGTTGGCCTTACTCCTGCTGACAAGTTTGCTGCTTATGCTCTTGTTTTTGCCAAGGGCATGAGTGCCGTGGCGGCTATCAAGGGCGTCTCCGAAGGCGGTGGCGGTGGTGGCGGCGGAGGCGGTGGTGGTGGCCGTCGAGGCGGCGGTGGCGGTGCAGCCGCAGCCCCGGCAGCGGCATCGCCAACGACCACGTTCCAGTTTACAATGATGAACGATCCGATGGGCTTTGGCGAGAAGTTCGCCAGGCAGTTCATCGATCAGCTTAACAGCACGCAGCGCAACGGCGGCACAATTCGCGGAGTGATAGCCTGATGGCCGACATCAAGATCAGCGCACTATCAGCACTGACCGGGGCCAACACGGCCACGGATGACCTTTATGTGGTAGTGGACACAAGCGTCCCCGAGACCAAGAAGCAGACGCGCGCGGAACTGTTTCAGAATGTTCCTGCGGCATCGTTCGCAGGGGCCAACGTCTTCAACGATGCTGGCGCTGATGTAGACCAACGCATTGAGGGCGACACAGATGCTAACCTTGTCTTCGTAGACGCATCTACGGATCGCGTAGGCATCGGCACGGCAACGCCAACAGCGAAGCTGCAAGTCAACGGATCGTTTGCCCTTGCTGCTCCGGTGACTGTCACGACAGATTACACAGTCGCAGCTGGTGTGACATTCATCATCTCTAATCGTGGCTCATCCAACACAATCACACTTCCTGCCGCTGCATCTAATACAGGGCGCATTTTGATCATCACCAATGTCGGTGGCGCTTTTGCAGTTAGCTCCGCATCAACAAATGTTGTGCCGCGCGGTGGTGTATCAGCCGGATCAGCAATCATTCCGGCAACTGGTGGTGATGGCGCATGGGTAATGCTTGTCTGTGATGGTACAAATTGGATTATTGCTGCCGGGGCATTGGGAACATCATGACCATAAGCACAGCCGGATATACCATCTCCACGAATGAACCGCTAAACCATGCCCGCATCTTGTGGGACATGATAACCGGCACTGTCTCTGGAGATGGAACCAATCCGGCTTATGCTGCCAATGACTACACATCTCAGCGATGGGAGCTTGCACCAGGCTCGAATAACTGGACGCTTGTGGCAGCGGCAGACGTATCTATCGATTGCGTTTTCATTGCAGCGCACAACTTATCTGGCAAGACCGCCACGATCTCCACGGCAGCAACAGTTAGCGGTAGCCACACCACTCGTGCGACGATCTCGCCAACTGACAACTCGACCATCGCGGTGTTCTTCAATAACGCTGGAACACTCTACACCGTCCGCGAAGTGCGAGTTAACGTGAATGATGGTACAGACATTGCTATCGGCATCATCCGCGCGGGCGCTGCATTGCAAATGCCGATTCCGATCTACGGAGGACACAGGCCGCTCAACCTCAACCGCGTCACGGAAGCACAGCAACAGTTCTCTGAAACCGGCCAATGGCTAGGGCGTATCATCAAGAGGCGTGCTGTCACTTCGTCTTATGATTGGGAGTATCTAACTACGACTTGGTACGACACTTATTTTGAGCCGTTCGCTCAGACGCTTCCATTGCAGCCGTTCTGCATCGCTGGCAATCCGTCCAAGATAACAACCGATGTCGGCTTCGTCTGGACCGACCGAGACGTTGAACCGGTGAACATGGGCATCAAGGCTTATCGATCAGTGAGCCTCGGCGTCACGGGATATTACTGATGACCTTTGCCGCGCGCCCCGTCGAGATTGTCGAGATCATCCAGCCGCTCTGCTCACGCACGTTCGGCGTCTCGCCGTGCAATGCAACGGGAGATGCTTGTTGGAATACGGATCGCACCTGCAAGTTTCTATCGGCTCTCGATCTGAGCAAGTCATTGACGCTGCGGTTTGTCAACGATGACGTATACGAATGGCAGGACAACAACACCAATCTGTTGACCGAGAATGGCAACACGCTCGTCACCGAAGCGGGCGATCCGTTCCTAATCGATTACATTTACCAACCCGCACTCGCCCTCCCGGCAATGCAGAACTATCAGACGGCTCCGACCGTCCTCAACGTGGCCTCTGGATCGCGTAATAAAAGCCCGCTAGGCTATCGCGCCGTGAGTAATGTCCGCATCAAAGACTTCCCTTGGAATGACGTAGGCACCGATCCTTACGTATCCACGAGGGCTTATGATCCAGACCAGATCGGCAGCTTCTGGAGCAAGTGGCTTGCCCGCAATCCGTATCATATTGGATACACTCTCAACATCTATGAGGGACTGATAGGCGAACCGCTTTCAACTATGACGCAGCGTGAATATGTGATCGAGAAGATCGACGCCGGTCGCAATGGCGTTTCGATCACGGCTAAGGACATCCTGCGAAAGATCACGGACACCAACCTGACGGCACCGTATCTAAGCCGTGGCGAACTGGCCTCGAACATCACCAACGTAGCAACAGCCATGACCGTGGCTGGCGCAACTTTGAGCGACTATCCTGCAACTGGATATGTCAGGATCAATAGCGAGGTGATCCAATATGCGCAACGTTATGAAACGACTGGCGGAAACATCTATTTCGACGGACTGACACGAGGCCTGGCCGGAACAACGGCAGCGGCTCAAAGTCAGAACGACCGCGTTCAGCGTGTGATCTATTACAACGCCACGCCATTCCATGAAATCCTCTATGATCTTCTCGTCAACTGGGGCGGCATCCCCGCGAAGTACATCAACTTTACGGATTGGGCGACGGCGAAAACCACATATCGACCCGATTACAATTTCACTGCTTGGATCACCGATCCTGACAAGATAGAAGAACTCTTAGCTGAGGTGTGTCTCCAGGCCGTTTCTAATCTGTGGTGGGACGAGCGAGTCCAGAAAATCCTTATGGAGCCGGTGAGGCCGCAGCCGTCACCTACGCTTTTGACTGATGACGATGCGATTGTTGCTGGAAGCTTCTCAATCGAAGAGAAGCCGGAAGAACGCGCATCTCAGACGCATGTCTACTATTTGCAGCGCACGCCGATCCCGAGCGTGACAGAGAAGAGCAATTACTCCCGCGTATCGGTCTATATCGATGTCCTCAAGCAAGTGCAGTATGGCGGAGAGCCGCAGATCAGAGAATTGTTCTGCCGGTTCATTAGCACACAGGCAATCGCCAACTCCTTGGCCCAGACCTACCTTGACCGCTTCTCCGATGTTCGCAAGGAAATCACCTTCGACCTATCGGCCAAGGATGCAGCGAACATCTGGACCGGATCAGTTGTTCAGATAAGGCATTATCTGGATGTCGATTTCACAGGTGCGCCACGTGATGGCGAATGGCTTATCACCTCGGCAGAGGTAGCCCGCAACGGCCTGACATATCGCTTCACGGCGGAAGATAACGAGAAGGGCGGCGTGATTTGGTCTTGGCTCACGGATGCTGGGCTTGACGGCAATGGCGTTGCCCAGCCGTGGCGTTGGCTCAATGATAGTGGTAATGATGGAAGCGGGACTCCTCAACCGTATAGGTGGCTTTGATGACAACATGGACGAGCATCTCAAACGCAGCAGTGGCCGTCGGCGGCATCCCGTCCAGCACGACCGTGACGGCATTGCGCGACAATCCTTCGGCTATTGCAGAAGCATCTTCTGGTGCGCCTGTCATGGTTTCTGGTTGGCATCCGCATGACAAGTTGACGATTGGCGACGGCAAGACGGGACTTATTTATGACTTCGCTGTGACGGGTACGGTGAGTTCCTTCGTCACGCCAGACTTTGTGGATGGTTACGAATACCGCGTCATTGCGCATTTGATGGAAAGCGATGCCGGTGCAACCGTGCGACTAAATCTTGAGGCATTCTTTGAAACAGACGCCGCCTATCGCAGGCTTGCTTATACTGCTGATGAGTCTAGTTTAGGCAACGAGTTTGGATATGATGTTGAAATTTTGATGCCGCGCATTGCCACAAGAACGCATTTGGTAAAAGGAGAGGGCTATTCCGATAGCAATGTGGGGCTTGGAATTGATGGCGCATCTTACGATACAACATTGCAAAAAGTGTTGCGCGCCCGCGTAAGATTTACGGCTGGCAATATTATCGGCGGAAAAATCTGGATGTTCCGCCGCCGCGAATACGCTTCACTGCCATAAAGGAATAAAGCAATGGCAACGCCCATCACCAAAACGATCACATTCAAGCGCGGCGATACTCTTTCGTTGTCATGCCAACGCCTCACCGCAGTTCCGGCATCGTTTAGCCTTATTGGTTACACGGTTGCGGCAATGGTGCGGAATGGCGGCTTTTCCCAATCCTTAACGGTTACGATTAGCGCACCAGCAACTGGCAGCTTCACGCTTTCGCAGACGGCAGCGAATACCGCATTGTGGCCGGTGTCTGACGAAGACAACGATAGCATCATGTATTGCGATATTCAGTTCACAAGTGGCGGCGTTGAAAGCACCGAAACATTCAAGATCGATGTGCGCGAGGACATCACGACATGACTGTTTCGCTAATCGTCAACAATCCGGCTCAGACCATCAGTCTGGACATGAACCAAGAGCAACCTACGCAATCGCTTTCGCTTATCGTTGGAAGCGGAACGGTCAGCATTGCGCGGCAACCATTGCCTCCGACAGAGATGCTTTTGTTCGGAGAAAGTGGCTTGGCAATTGACTTCATGCTAAATCAATACGCAGTCAAGATATGAGTGGTGCGATTATGATTGACGATCAAACCTTCAAAGTGCTCGGGGCCATCATGCAATGGATCATCGCGCCAGTGGCCGCGTTTGTTTGGATTATCTACCGCCAGCAACAGGCGCATGAGACGGCCATTGCGGTTCTCCAAGCACAGACTGAAACATCGCGTACAGCGCACGACCGTGAGATCAAGGAGATCCGCGAGACGAGCCGCGCGATCATGGCGAAGCTCGACAGCATCGAGGAGGCACTACGCAAATGAAACTGCCATCATCGTCTCTTGCGAAATTGTGGGGCGTGCATCTTGATATGGTGCGTGTGGTTAACCGATGCGCTGCCGATTGGAAGGATGCTGATACGGGATTCATTGTTACCTGCGGATTGCGCACGTTGGAGGAGCAGAAGATTCTCAAGGCCAAGGGCGCATCAAAAACGCTTCGTTCTCGGCATCTTACCGGCCATGCTGTTGATCTGGCTTGCACAATCAAGGGCCAGGTGCGCTGGGACTGGCCTTTATACGATAGTCTTGCTAAGCGAATAAAGGCGGCGGCAAAGGCTGAGAATGTTCTGCTAGAGTGGGGCGGTGATTGGGTTTCGTTTAGGGACGGTCCACATTTTCAACTGCCGTGGAAGCAATATCCCGGCACAACAAAAGGAAGCAAGTGATGACAAAAGAAATGGTTTGGGGCGTTGTTCGCGCCGTTCTCGCAGCTGGTGGCGGTTATGTTGTAGGCACCGGGGCTATTGATGCTACATCCATGAACGAGATCATCGGCGCGCTTGGCGTCATCTTCGCCGCTGGCTGGTCTGTCTGGGCCAAGAAGTGAACTGGATCGAGATTGCCGCCATCGTCGTGCTGTTGATCGGCATTGGCGCTGGCGGCTTTCTCGTTGCTCAAAGGCCATCTTTCTGGTTAGGCCTTGGCGTTGTTATGTTCAAGGCAGCATTGCCTTTTCTTGCGAAACGAATGCCTCCTGAGAAGGAACAGGAGTGGCGGGATTGCATCCGCCGTGGTGGGGAGTGGGATCATCATCGGAAGCGGTGTAAGAGATAAGCCACCGCTCGCCTAGCGTGGCATAACCAGCGATGTCACGCCAGTGATCAATCTCGTGCGGGTTGCCTGACAGGATGCGCCCAATCTTGCTAGCGATCATCTCCAACGACTCGCGTTGAGGATCATCAAGTTCCTCCCAATTCTTTCCGTGACGCATAGCGTCTTTTAACGACTGAGCCATTGCAGACACTTGATAATAATCGCCGTGGGTCTTCTCGCGTTCGTTTAGAATGTCACTCATCTTTCACCACCTTTACCGTCAGTTTCATACCCAGAACGTTATAGCATGCCTCCAGTTCTGCAACGCGGGGGCAGTGCCGCGTTCGCCAGCCCTTGAACGTGTTTCTTGCGATGCCCGTCCGCTCAGCCATGTCAGTAACGCCGATCCGCTGGCTGTTCATCTCCGCGTACAGCCGCCGCACCAGCGGGTGCGCGTGCTGCGGGATGGGCATGTGGCGAAACCGCCTCATGGCGTCTCCTGCGGCAAAATCAGTTCGATCCAGTCCTCAGTGCCGTCAGTGTGGATTTCTATCCCCGGCCATGCTGCGATAGCGGCGGCGATAGCTACAGCCTCATCCGTTTCGCCGTCCAGCAGAACGGCACGCAGCTTCATCTTGACCTCATAAGGCATCTGTTCAGGCTTGATCATCAGCAACTTCCATCACAAGGGCTATGGTTACAAGTTTTGCACTCCACCGGAGAATAAGCGCACTGCCAATAAGCCTCACCATCAACAGTGTCCTCACCGCAATCAGGACACTTGCCATTCGGCTCCTCTTGTGGTTCCCATTCAACTTGCGCACAGCAACTCACAGTCCTTCCCCCTCTTCACAATCAATAACCAACTTCACACAGGCGATGCGGTTTTGTTGTGCCACAGCGTCAGCGGTGGCTTTGTTGCGGTGAATAACGTCAGTGACTTGACTGGGATACACATTCACCCACACCTCACGATGGATGCGGGGCTTCACTTCAATGAGGCTGTTGATGTGCAATGCACCCACGCCACCCTGAAGCCAAGAGGTCGCAATCCATTCATCACCTTCACGGATCGCGCCGTGAACGGGCTTATGCCCACCCCCATCCACCGCATAGATGCGAACCTCGCGGCCATCCCTAGTCCTGTACTGCTTCTTGGGGTCAATCATTGCTTGTCTCCTTCAGTGCAACGGTGGCTGGGTTGGACGCCATTGCCTGAGCCAATTCCTTCTGGCTGTATGGATGGTCGCCCGGATATTCCATCCGGTAGTAGGCATTCAGTTCCGTCTCACACTCACGCAGCGCCGCGTCCCTCCTCTCCACCTCTGCGGTGAGGCGGGTGATCTCGTCTATTGCTCCTTGAAACCCTCCAGCGGGCCGCCGATGGAGCCATGAGACCAGATCAAGATCGTCATTCCAATCCGGCGCTCTCATCCACTCGTTCGCCGCTTGCAGCCTCTCCACAACATCACTCATGCTTGTCTCCTGAGAGTGCGGCGCGGGCTTCTATGATGGCTTTCTTGAGCGCCAGCGGTATCGGCTTCTTTGCCGTCATTGCGGCCTGTAAGACGTCCAGCGCCGCCCGCAGCTTCTCGTTCTCGGCTAAAACCTTGTCATGCGCGTCACGGGCAAATTGATAATCCCGGCCCAGCTTCTCGTTTTCTGAGGTGAGGCGGGCGACTTCTCTCAAGTGCGCGGCTTGCGTGTCCTGCCACTTGTCGCTGTTCTTCTTGTGCCATTCAACCTCTGCGGTGAGCCGCTTGATCTCGTCCAGCATTTCCTCCGCGCTTTCACGGCTCAACTCGACAGATGTTGCATCGGCATCCCGGTCAAGCACGCTGCGAAGTCGAATCCATATTGGCTTGCTCACCAATCCCTCCCAGATGCTAGTGCCGCCGCTCTGTGTGCCTCTGCCAATTCCTCTCGAAGCCGCCGGATTCTTCTGTCAGCATCGGCCAAGTCTTGCTGCAATTTCCTGACAGTCTCGCCCAATGCGCGATTGACGGTTTCAAGATCAGGTTCTCTGGTCATTAACGCCTCCTCTTCTTTTTGCTGTACAATACAGACACGCCAACCTGGTGGCATCGTTTCGCCAGTGCCGCATTGCCTCGTGCTCCGCGCCAGCACATAGCCAGATGCTTCATCCCGTAATGCGTCTGCGTAGCGCATGAAGCACGCCGGATGTCGCCACGATAGCCCATAGCCCGCGCAGTGCCGCGAAGCACCTGCAATGGGCCTGATGCACTGCTTCGCTTGTTGTGGTTGTGGCATCGAATACCGCTCTCGATCTTTGCCATCTTCAAGGCGAATCCGACCGGCACGCCTTGCCGTCTCGCCTCCGATGTAACCAATCGAGTGGCATCCGAAGCATGTGCCAAGACACTTCCAGCCGTCATCGCGGCGATCAAAATAAGATACCTCATCACGGCCAGTAAACTCCCATCAAGAAGCCAAGACCGACCATGATTGGGCCGCAGATCAGCCAGTCGATCAGGGAGAGCCGAGGGGCGCAGCTCTCCCTGACCTGGGTAGACTTGGCATACCGCTGATCAGCAGCGGCCACTGAACCGGACAGCACGCCCGGATCACCATGAAGCCACTCTTCTTGTGTGGCATCGTATTCATATTTCGCCATGA